ATATTACACAGGTAGATAATAATATAACTATACCTGATGGTGCGTTTAGATTTGAAGATTCGGACAATAGTGCAACTTTACAATATAACACTGGTATATTTGGTAATGCACAAGGTACAACATTAGCAGTTACAGGGGATGGTTATATAGTTGCCAGATATGTATTGAATCCTATAATACCCAATCAATACAATTATACATTTGCAACATCTTATGTATTTGTAGCTACTCCAATTGCTGATACTGATGTAGTAATATGTGTAATTACTGCAGGAATAATATCTCAAAAATCGGGAATATTCCCTTACCAAGATATTACTGACAATCCTACTAATGGAAATGTAACTATTGGTGGTAGAGTTGCTAATTCTGCAAATAATATTAGAACTCTGGGGGTTGGTGGCACAGGATATGCAGGATTATCTACAGCTAATGCAAGTACTCAATTATATGCAACCGAAGCAGACGGCACAACTATTAATACAGGTATTGTGAATCAATATGGATATAGAGCATATCATACTGGCACAGCAACAGCAATATTAGACCCAGCAATTACATATGCTTATGTATCAGAATTGCCAATTGTAAATAATTCTATTAGAGTAAAAAAATTAAATAGTGAGATTGGCATACTATATTTACAAGCTGTATATGATGGCGCAAAATGGGGATGTTCTATTATTGGAGAAATGGTATTATCAGATGCGTTATCCCCCGATCATCTTCTTTGGGAAAATAACATAGATTTAGCCCTATTTGGAATATCAAATATAAACCCAGGAGACGGGATGGCAAGTGTAAGGGCAATAAATACAGCTGCTACGCCAATTTTGTGCAAATCATTTGTTAATAACTCTGGACCGATTGGACCTTTAAGGGAATACCTCTTTGTTCAAATTGAATTCTCGCCACCTAGTAATCAATTAACTGGCGTTAATGCTGGTTTTGCAATAAACTTTACCGCAACATCTGTATCATAAGGAATTATATATGGCATATTATTTAATAATAAAAAACAAAGAAGCATTAGGATTATTATCAAGCCACGATAATGAACCATTAAAAGCTGATGATGATTCTTGGTATAGAATAAAAATCACAGAAGATGATTACAATATGTACTTACAAGCACTAAAAGATAATAAAGAAATATATATCGATGATGACGGTAAAATCCAAACACGATATAAATTAGAGGAATAGGATACTGTAATGGCAAATCCTTTAGCAATTATAAATAGTCTAAATGAAGTAGCATATTTAGCTGGGTTATTTAACTGGCAGATGTCTGATGGAAGTTATACTAATCCAGACGGTAGTTTGACTTGTTCATTTCATATAGTTAAATTAGCTAATTCAATACCTTTAGCACAATATGTTAGTGGGGGTATAGATGCATATAATTTAATTGCTGGACCAAGTAAAACCGATCCAAACCAACAATTATTTAACACTCAAATAGCAGCTACAGGTATTAAAGAAAATATAACTCGCAAATATACTGTAAATAGAATTCCATTTGCTAATTATGACCAACCCGTAGATTTAGGCACTGGAACTCAAAGAATAACTTGTAATATATTATTTGCTGGCACTATGTACCAAACAGCAGTCCAGAATTTTCTACAATGTACATTTGGTCCACAATCTGGATTGGGTACATTAAACCATCCATTTTATAATAAAATTGAAAAAGTATTGCCAGTTGAGTGTAATACTTTTTATAGTCATGATTCATTAAATTTTGTAATGTGTGAAGTTACATTTGTAACATCTAATTTATTACATTTAAGCCCTAGTAATATACAGCGTTCTCCAGCTCAAAAAATTGCAACTGCATATCAAGCAACACAAGCAGCTTTGACTTCTGTAATTACTAGTGTAAATGTCATCAAATCCATGACTAGACAAATAGGAGCCTCAGTAGGGTTATGAATAATTATATTATTGATGCATTAACAGTCATACAAAATACTTATAATAGTATATTAGCATATTTTTATCAACGTATAACTCAGACGCAGTTTACTAATAATAATCTTGCTACATATGCTATAGATTACACATTGCTATTGCCCAGCTCAGAATTTATATTTAACTTAAATTCTAGTCAAGTTAGCGCACAAATGCAAGCATATATAAATTTATGTAATTTATTAGTAACTTATATAACAACTAATACTAATACTCAAACAACATTATTTTATGAACAAATTCAAAATACGTTAAATACAACTATTACTGCTTTAAATACTTTTTCAATATCATTGTTAGAAGCTGAGTATGCATCAATTTTAACTTATACAGTGCCTTACAATATGAGTATGACAAATGCTTTATTCTTAAACAACATTAGTTTAGACAATTGGCAAAAACAAGTTAAATTGAATCCAGCAATTATAGACTTTAATAATATTTTACAAAACACGCAACTTAATCTTTTAAGGAGTTAATTATGAGGTTAGGAACAGCAATTTTAATAACAAAACTTGGTGCATATGTTAATCCAATGACTAATTTAATTAATAGTAGTAATATAACAGGTGATGCATCAGGTACTTTATATTCATGCCAAGCAACTTTAGAATTTTTTACTGGGGTTACTGAACTTGCAAATGGATTAATCGTGCCTGATGAAAGTACTGTAGTAAATACTGGATTATCAGGAACATTAGCTTTAAATATATTCCCAAGTAAATATGCCCCTTACGCAGTACAAATTGTACCAAGTAATGTAGTAGATATTTCTACCCAATGCACTTTGCAATTTACTGGGGTAGTAGACCACATTACTTTTATTGCAACATCTATTACAGGATGTAATTATATTCGTGTTCTTTTAGATGTAAAATAGGAGTATATAAAATGACTGGAACATATACTGGAAATCTTAATTATACAGAAAATCTTACAGGCAGCGGTGTCGGTGGCGCAACTTCTTTAGTTGTAACATCTACAGATAATACAGTTACTCAAAATGGAGCATCGTCATTTAATACAACAACAAGAGCTTTAACCGTTGATTTATCAGCTGACAAAATACCTTCTTATACATTTTTTGCAGAATTACCCGACCCTACTACTGTTGAATTAGGTAGTTACGCTGCTGTAAACCAAACCACTCAAATAGGTGGACAAATACAACTTGCTGGAATGTATAATATTTTAACTACTGGCGGTTCCAGCGGTCAATATTGGAATTTTTTAGGCGAGTACCCAGATAATATAACAATTAAATTTGGTAACCAAGTTTTATATGTAAACACAGGGACATCAGCTAACCAGATATTACAACTAGATGGTAATGCTAAAATCCCAGCAGTTAATGCTAGTCAAACTACAATTGGCACAGTTGTACCAACAAATGCTATTGTAAGTGACAATGATTCTATAAATACAAGCGTAAACAAATTACAGGGACAAATTGACAACGTTTTAAAACCTTTATCCCCTGCAGTTAATAATAATATAGTTGGTACAACTAGTACAGGAACATTAAAAGATTTAGGATACAATATTAATAATTCTACTCCTTATTCTAACCCGTCATCTACTGAAATTGCAGACGCTTTAAGCACTTATAATTTTATGATTGGTTTAGCAAATAGCTCAAATGGGTTACAACCTGTGTCGCTTTACTTAGACACTAATCAAACATTATCAGGATTACCTACGCAAGGCAATTATACTTGTGTAGATAACGATAGAGTAATTTTAACAAATCAAACCAATTCCGCAGAAAATTTAATTTATAATGTACATTCTGGTGCATGGACTATTGCACCCGATAGTGCAAAAGTTAATGGATTGCTTGGTGCATGGACAGAAATTGTAAAAGGTACTTATTCAAATAATTATACTTATTTAATTAACATTAACCGAGCGTCTGGTGATGTTGCTCCTACTTCAGT